GGTAGACGGGCTGGTAAGAGAGTACACGGTGGTAGCTAACGAGGTTGCCGCTATGCTGAACACTTATGGCAATGTCTCAAAGCTTGACCCTAGCGTTATCTCTGAGCTTCAGTCGATGACGTTTAAGGGCTTTGAGGACTTAGGCCAGAACTATCTTGATGTGGTTTCAAAAGAGCTATATGAGAATACATTAGTTGGTACGACATTTGCCCAAAGCGTAGCTACAATCAAAGCTTCGGTTAGTTCTGAGCTGGGGCGCTATGCCAGCCAGTCTTTGCATGACTCGCTAATGCAGTTTGATGCAACAGTGAACACGAAGATAGCTATTGATGCAGGCGCAACCAAGTTTAAGTATTACGGCCCTGACGATAGCGTTACTAGAGAATTCTGTGGTAGGCACGTTGGCAAGGTTTTCACCAAAGAAGAAGTCACTGAGGCATGGTCTGGCAGTTGGGCAGGCAAGATAAGCGGTGATCCTTTCGTGGTTCGCGGCGGCTATAATTGCCGTCATCATTTTAGAGGTGTATTCGAGGAATAAGTTATGCCACAAGGTGCAGGAACATACGGCAGCAAAGTAGGCCGACCAAAGAAAAAGAAGAAAGTAAAGAAATAAATAACCTATGCTACAATTGACATTCACCAAACTACTCTTTTAGAGGCAACGCAACATGAGCGATGACATCATGGAAAACCAAGCTGAAACTGAAACAGCAGCAACAGAAAATCAGGAAAAAACATTTTCACAAGCAGACCTTGACCGTATTGTTGCTGACCGAGTTGGTCGGGAGCAAAGAAAGTTCGAAAAGCAGCTATCAGGCATTGATATAAACGAAGCCAAGCAACTGCTACAGGACAAAGAAGCGGCAGAAATCGAGCGCCAAAAATCAAGAGGCGACTTCGATACTCTTTTGAAAACAACTGTCGAAAAGAAAGACATGGAAATACAGAACTATAAAAGCAAGCTGCAAACCACATTGGTGGACGGTGCTTTGATTAGCTCGGCTAGCCAGAATAATGCTGTAGATCCAGAACAAGTTTCCGCGCTATTGCGTCACAATCTCCGGCTGTCTGAAGATGGCATTGTGGAAGTTTTGGACAGCAAAGGCACACCAAGATACAATGACAGCGGAGTTCTGTTGTCAACTGGTGAGTTGGTATCGGAATTTTTAACGGCTAATCCTCATCATGTCAGAGCGTCTCAAGGCGGTTCTGGTAGTCAAGGTAACGCTGGTGGCTCTACACAGAAGTCTGTATCTGTGGCTGATATGGTTGCAAATTGGAACGAAGGCGGGAAAGAAGCCTTTGCTGCAATGCAAAAGAAAGCAACCTGACAAACCTAACTTACTATTTAACTATTAATCTTTTGAGGATTTAATCATGGCTGCAACTACCAGTACTACCCTAGATGACCTGTTTGTAAATATTATTGCGCAGGCGCGCTTCACCGCTGAAGAGCAATCCCTAATGATGGGTCTTGTAACTCAGTACAACATCGGTTCACAAGCCGGTAAGACGATCCAAGTACCTAAGTACCCAGCAATTGGTGCCGTTGATTTGACCGAAGGCACTGATATGTCTTCAACCACTGTTTCAACCACTTCAGTATCTGTAACTGTTGGTGAAGTAGGCGCGCAAGTTGTCCTAACTGATCTGGCTACTATGGGCGCTGGCAATCCTGCTGTTGAGCTTGGCACTGTTCTTGGTAACGCTATCGCTACTAAGATGGATAAAGACTTGCTTGGCCTGTTCACTGGCTTCAGCTCTGGACTTGGTGCCGCAGGTCAGGAAATCACTGTTGCTGATCTCTTTAAGGCCGCTGCTACTTTGCGCGCTAACAAAGTAACCGGCGCAATTGCTGCTGTTGTCCACCCTTTTGTGGCTTATCAGCTTAAAGCTAACCTCACTAACACTTTCGCAAACCCGAATGGTGGAGACTCGCAGAACGAAGCAATGCGCAACGCTTATGTTGGTCAAATTGCAGGCATGAACATTTATGAGTCTGCTAACATTGTGGTTGACGGTGACGGCGATTCTATTGGCGCGGTATTCGCTCCAGAAGCTTTGGCCATTGCATTGAAGAAAGACTTTAACATTGAGCCACAGCGTGACGCATCCTTGCGTGCCTTTGAGCTTAACGCTACTGCCGTTTACGGTGTTGGCGAGCTAGATGATACTTTCGGCGTTAAGATGACTTTCGACACCGCACTTTAAGTAATAGATTCCCTGCCCTCTTAGGGGGGTGGGGTTTTACTGAGGTATAACATGGCATTTTCAACAGATGCAGACTTGATGCAGTTGGTTCCAGATATTCTAAATCTAGGTATTGATTTCTTTGATCAGGAACACCCAAAGGCTCAAGCAGATATAGAGCGAGAAATCAGAAACCGCTGGTGGGAAAAGCGCGGTATTTCTGGTGAACTCATTCCTAGTTATTTAACCGATTCGCAGTGGACTAAAACCGCAGCGTATTTGGTTCTGTGGAAGTACGCATTGCCCCAGCTTACAAACTGGGTGGATGGTGATCGCTTTCAGAATATGATTTCATTTTACAAATCAAGATACGCTGAAGAGCTTGAAGCTGTATTTCAAGACGGCGTTGAATACGATGACGACAACAGCGGCACGATTGAAGCTGATGAAAAGCTACCCGTTAATCACGGCAGGCTGATCCGCTAATGGAAATCTCGTTAAACAGCAACCTAGAGGGAATTTCCAAGAAGGTTAGCAACCAAGGCAAAGAGCTAAAGGGTAGCGTAAAAGGCGCTTTACTCAAAACGGCTTTGCATGGCATTAACGTCATTGAAGATAGAACGGCAGAAAATAGAGGTCTTAAAGGCCGCTTTCCTAAATACAGTGAAAAGTATCTGGAGTTTAGGCGAGAAAATGGCCGTGGAAAAAACGTAGACTTGCAGTTCACCGGAAAGATGCTTGGCAGTATGTCTGCAATATCAACAAACACTTACGCGGAGATTTATTTCATGCGGGGTGCTGAGGCTAAGAAAGCCGCCGGAGTCGGGCAGAAAAGGCCGTTCTTTGGCTTTAGCAGGAAAGAAAAGCACCGTTTAGCTGAATTCTTATTTAAGGCGTTAAAATGAGTATTAGAGAGGATATTGCAGAAAACCTTGTAACAACACTGAAGGCCATTACGTCGCCAGTTAATGTAAAGCACGTTACAAGAGAGCCATTTGATTTCCAGAAGCTATCCAACGCGCAGTACCCTGCCATCTTGGTTAGGAGTGCTGGCGAAGAACGTGGCGATTCAAGTCTAGGCGGTTCCATTACTCAGCGTATGGCTAATATTGATTATGAGCTTATCTGTTACGTTAAAGGCGCGGTGATTGACAGTGCGCGAAATGATATAATTGAAGCAATCGAAGAAGGTCTTGATGTTGACCGTTTGCGTGGGGGCTTTGCCCTTGATACGCAGGTGACGCGCATTGAGATTGATGAAGGTTCTATTGATCCCATTGGTGGGGTTATAATGACAATTCGCGTTTTGTACCAATACACTCGCGGCACAACTTAACTTAATATAGAGGTATTATCATGGCGACTAAAACAGGCGCATCTGGTGTTGTAAAACTGCAAGTGGCTGGTACGACTGTAGCCGTTGTCGGTGAAGTACGTTCGTACACGTTTGAAGGTTCAGCAGACACAATCGAAGATTCGGTGATGGGTGACGTTTCGCGCACCTATAAGCAAGGCTTATCAACTAACACTGTATCCCTAGAAGTATATTGGGATGAAGCAGACGCACAGCAGCTTATTCTTGATGAGCGCACTTCTGTTGATTTTGAAATCTATCCTACAGGCACTGGCTCCGGCGAGACTTTCTTCTCTGGCACTGGTATTGTTACTTCTCGCTCTATCACTGGTTCTTTTGATGGTATGGTAGAGGCAAGCTTTTCAATCCAATGCAGCGGCGCAGTAACCGAAGCACAAGTTTAATTAACCAAGGGGAAAACCATGGGATTAGCTAAAGAATTAAGAAGCAGAAGAAAGTTGCCACCACGCGCTGTGTTAGTGCCTGAGTGGGGTGATGAATCTGGGCCGTTTAAGTTATTCAGTAAAAGCATCACTTGCTATGACTTAGACCAGCTACAGAAGAAACACCCGAACTTTCTAACCAACACCACTATTGGATCAATGGTTGATCTGATCTGCATGAAGGCTGAAGACGAAGGTGGTAACAAGCTTTTTGGTTCTGCTGAAGATCGTATTGACTTGATGGGTGAAGAGACG